AGATAACCTAAGATCTAAAAGAGCTACTTTAGAGAAAAAAATTGATGATTTAATATTTAATATAACAAATTCAGATGGTTTCTATGCGTCCTTTACCGAAGAATTTACAGACATAACCTGTATAGACACAAAACTATCATCAGTATACTATGACAAAGAATCTCGTAGCTTAACTCTATCAAGCGTAGAATCTGGATCATTTAATAGACCTGGCAACCAAGGTAGCACAGCTGCTGCGGTATCTTACACCGTATATGAAAATGGAACTTCTTCAGTAACAGCAAGAGATATCGGTGCACATTCTACAAACATTTTTGATGGTTTAAACGATACAAGTTGGAGTTATACCCATAGGTCTACTCAGCCAGCTATAGTATCCATGCAGCTAGATATAACTCCAATGTCTGGAGAAATTATATCAAAAGTTTTTGGAAGGTTATCTTCAGATAAGCCGGTAAAAGTTTTAGCTCATATATCTGGGGCGACAAATCAATCAAGTGAGCCACTGGTCTATTCTGGTCAATCAGAAAAAGACTTTGATAATTTTGTTTTTAATTTCGAAAGTACTTCGCCAACTTTAGTAAGTCTTTTTTTAATAAAGAATGAACCAGATAGAGTTACAACTTCTAACTCAGGAGCTTCTTACGAATATGATTTTACTATAAGAGATATAGTATTCTCTGGTCCATATTACGAAACATACGGTTCATACGTTTCTAACCCTATATCTTTAAACTCTATAGATAATACAAAAAATATAATAGATGGGGTATCGATAGACCTCATTAGCCAAAACACTAGCGTTAATGCGATAGACCTTTTTGTAGCAAAAAATGTCGAAAATGCTTCAAGCATAAACGACTACGCTTGGATACCAATCTCTGCACAAAATACTTTGAATAAAACTAACCCAGACGTAGTAGACTTCCAGGGTTCTAATCTTGTTTATTCTACTATTGTAGAATCATCATCAGAGTCCACCAGTTCGGACACTTTAAAGTATTTTTCTACTCAACCATTTACAAACATACCAGGACTTGAGGGTATATCAATTTACAAAGTTGCAAAACTTAACCCGCAAATACAATATTCTGAACCAATAATCTTAGAAGGGTACAATAAGTTTTCTTGGTATAGGACAAGTTACAAGCAAAATTTATCTAAGTCTTTATCAAGATGGAAGAATGAAATAATTCCAGACCTAGAGTCGAACAACGTTATAGCCTCTACGGAAGATATGTCTTCTTCTCCTATATTTTGGACTGCGCCCAACTTAAATGATGGCGGAAGTGTTCTTATAAGTTTTGAGATTTTAGTTTCTTCCGATGTAAAAATTAATAAAACAATACTAAAGAACGATGATAACTCAGCTCTTTGGGATATGTCAGTTTACGTAAACGGGGTGCTTGTAAGGAACGTACTGCCTGGCCAATACTCCGACGAGATAGAGTTAAATCTAAAATCAGGAAAGAACAGTATAGCGATAGCAATCGATGCTGCGCCTAGGGTTACCTCTGGTTCAACTGGTGGGCTATACGGATCGATGACGCTGTTGCAGGGATCTAGAATAACTGACTACGGTATGGTATATCAAAACTATCTATCCTTGATCAACCCAGAGCTATTCAAGAACAACAACAATACGATCAATGCATCTTTTGCAATAAAGAAGATAGATACAATTGACTATGTTATATCTAATAAAAAAATAACTCCAGGGTCTAGAATGTATTATTATGTCAACAACTCAAACAACGATGTTTCCTCAATTAGAATAAGGGCAGACTTTAGTAGGCCAATTGGTGATCCAAAATCTACACCAGCGATTACATCCTATAAGGTTAAGTTTAAGAGATCAGACAACGTAAAAGACGCTGCAAGAAAAACAGCTACTGACATCTTAAGAGGAAGGTCGAGTTAAGTATTTTATGAAAAATTATTTTTATAATGAGTTTGATAAAAGCCAAAATATATTTCAACCGATCTTGCAAAGATCAAGGCAAATATACAGAGGACATAGAGAATCTGGTAAGATAAACTTAGAGCAAGATCAGTTCAAGATGGACGTGTCTCGATTAGAAGCCAGGATACAGGGAGCTTCATCACTCCTGAGGGTTATGTCGGAAGTTGGCTATCATCATAACTCTGCTACCCCTTTAACTAATGCAGCAACTCCATTCTTTAATGCGCAATACAGAATTTTTGGGCAAGGCGCAACACCTTCCTCAGCAGAACAAACGGTTTTTACAGAAGATATATTAGAATTAAGTAGTACTTTAAATAGAATTCTAAATAAGATAAAAGCCCTAGAAAATCAGGAGAAATAAATGTCAGAAGAAATATACACCCAAAAGAGAACTAACCAATATGGTGGTAATTACTCATCAGCAGACTATAACAAAAGGGTTGAAGAAAATTATCAAGACTTAGTTTCTTTGTACAATAAGTACAACATAATAGACACCAAGATTGAGTCAAGCTTTAATAGGATCATAACCGATCATATTTTCTTGTCCCAAGCAGTCAAAGATGTTTCTGACAGATTAAAGGCTTTAGAGGCTAATGAAAAAATGATAACGCTTCATTCATTTAGTCAAATTGATAATGGAAGATTCTCTGGCACAGATTTGGCAATAGGTATATCTGAGCAATTGTCGTTTAATTCTATCTATAACTTTGTGACGCTCCCGCTTATTTCTGGGCCTTCTATTTCAATTATGAAAACATATAATACATTAGGCGAACAAGTTATGCCTAACTATATTAACCTTCGAGTATCCCCAATTAACTCTTTGGACGCCCCAGGTGCAAAAATTGATACCACTCCACCTTACTACGCTTTGTATGATAGAGCTGATAGGGTTTGGAAAAGATCGATTATCTCCGATACCCAGTCCGATACTGGAGCCCTTACGTATCTTTACATTAAAGTTCCAAACGCATCTTCGAATTTAAAAATTAACAACTTAAGGTTTAGCCCTTACCCGGTTAACTCAGTAGATATACTATCTGTTGAGTATACGCAGACCGCTAATCCATCTTTAACTTCAGGTGATTCTTGGAGAGCATTAAATGTTAATGGTCTTTATAATAATGATCCCGATGCAGTAGGGTACGTAGCCCCTGGTGGTTGGAGTAACAATCAGGTTTCCGACGCAATAATGAACTCTGGACCTCTTTACTTTAATTGCACTATAACCAAGACCGACAATAAGCCAATAACTGGCTTTAGAATCCAAATGAGACAAAGAAATTATATAAAAGAAAATGGTAAATTTATTTACACCTATGGCCTGTCTGACTTAGACATTAGAGCAGACAAGTACATGCCACAGGGCAAAATGTTCATTAAGTTTGTTGCTCCTAAGGACACGTTGATTTTTAATGTTACGGGTGTAACGCCAAAGATATACAATGTTCCGCTTAGCTTAACGCAACTTGCCTTCAGCTCAAAAGTATATTATCCAACTGCAGGTGGAGGCTACAGCCAAACCCCACAGGGGGGCTCTGCTTTGATTTGGCTGGAAATAACGATGAACGAATTAGACGATGGTACGATTCCTATCCTGTCTGATATTATGATTAAATACAGTTAATCTACGTCAGGCTAGTTACTATATAATACATATCAAATAATTTTAAAAGGAGTTTTAAATGACAACGTTCTATGTAGGACCTAGACCAGTATTAAGAGGCCAAAATTCCAAAGATATGGTGAACCCATACGTCTCAATGACGGGCAAAGCCAAGTCAACGGGCACCTATTCATTCTACCCACTGTATGCTACTAGCCAACTGTTGACTGGTGCACCAGACAATGACCACACACCAGGAACCGGTAGACACCCAGGTAACGTACTTCTTTCGCAGATTCTTAATGGGACTGCGCTCTATGTGCACCCACTTTCTGGGACATTTGCTGATGGTACGGCAACATACGCTGGCGCAAGATTCAAACCACAGGAATTCAAGGGTCTAAGCTCAGCCAAGGCACTTGATGGGGGCCATGCAGTAGACCGCGCAAGCGACTATGCCCTCTACAGTAATTATAAGTTTGATGGCGTTGCTTCAGCAGAAGCATTTGCTAACCTAGGACACGCTGTTGGTAGAACAACCGGCATGGCAGCTTCTTTCGGTTTGTTTAGACCAACTGAGCTTAACGGAGTACCAAGTGCTGCAGTTTTCACCAGCGGTTACGGTCAAGCTAACGTAGTAAGCGACTATGGCAGATACAAAGTACAGGAATACAAAGGTGTACCGTCTGCAAAGGCTCTCTAACTATTATAAAAACCCTGTATCTTTAGAAAAACAAAAAGATACAATCTCTGGCGACTATGCTTGGCTTGTTTTAGCTACATCTATAGCAGCATATGACATCTATGCAATAAAAAGCAAGAAAGCGGAAACTCTTACTAAAGCTTTTTGGAGATTCACAGAGAAACCATCAACTTCAGTGGTAGCATATGCTGCGTGGGGTGTATTAACAGCTCATCTGTTAGCAGAAAAAAAGATAAGAAAAAACATTTGGAAAGATAAAGATCTGGAAAAATAGTCACGCTACAATCCCACTAATCAGTTAGCGCCTTGATATACTATACGAGGCATGAACATTAGTTATCTAAGTCCCGTCGCCTAGACGGGACTTACTTATTTATACGGTTACTTTATATGTTTTTCTAATTTTAGACAGGTGGTTATGGTGTCAAAAAATTTACTTGAAAGAGTCATAGCAGAAGACGCTATGCCCATAGAACTAGCAGAAGAATATCTTAAGCTATATATAGCAGATGTAGAGTGGTCAGAACACATACAAAAGCTATGGGGAAATTTTTATAATAAGAACAAGAACGAAGAGCAATCAAAGGCTTTAGTTAAAAGAGCAGTAAGCTGTGCTATACTGCTGCCTGGTATGGACAACACTCAGATACCAGACCCCCCTCACTCTTTGTTATTTTGGTGTACAGCTTGGGCACAATTTTACGAACGCGATTGGTTTGAACTATTCAAAGAAGTAGTGACAACTGATATAGAGATTAAAAATAATAGAAAAAAAATAATAGAACTAGGTGTAATAGACCCAATCGACTATTCGCCAATGACGCGACAAGCTTTTAATTGGCTGTACGATAAAGCGGATTCAAGCGGTTGTATAGACGCAAGTAACAAAGATCTAGTTGCGCAAAAGCTTAAGAATCTTGTTACAATATATGGTGGAGCTGTAGTGTCCAGTATATTCATAAGCCACAAAGGTCTGTTACCAAAGGTAACCAACTGGAGAAGCGGCTACTTTTTCGAGAAACAGATATATAAAGTATACAATTTAGAAAAAATACTTAAGATAAAAAAAATGGAATTAGCAAAAACAAATCCAAAATACGTGAAAACATACCAGAATAACTAAAACAAGGAGACATAAAAAGTGTTAGAAGAAATAGAAAACGGCAATCCTGACTTATTCCCAATCGAAACCAAGTCGACTAGTACTTTTGCGTTTAGGATTACTGATGATTTTGTCCAGTCATATAGGAGCAAAACTGCGCCATTTGGTTATGTTGACGCAGCTGGAAACTCCGTTGGAGAGATAACATTTCTCCGCACGTATTCAAGACTAAAAGAAGATGGCACAAAAGAGACATGGGTTGATGTATGCGAAAGAGTTATTAACGGCATGTACTCTTTGCAAAAAGATCACTGCAAGAAGAGCCGCCTTCCATGGAATGACGCAAAGGCTCAGGCTTCAGCAAAGGAAGCTTTTGATCGCTTGTTCAACTTTAAGTGGACACCACCAGGTCGTGGACTTTGGATGATGGGAACACAGATTGTTAACGTTCATAAGAACTCAGCTGCACTGCAGAACTGTGCCTTTGTTAGCACAGCAGAAATGACAAAGGCTAATCCAGCTAAGCCGTTCATGTTCTTGATGGAAGCGTCCATGTTGGGAGTAGGCGTAGGATTTGACGACAAAGGTGCAGATAAAGACTTTACAATATATGAGCCAACAAAAGCTTCTGTTGTAGATGCTATTGCTGATGATCGTGAGAGCTGGGCAAGAGCTACTGGCGATTTAATTAACTCTTTCTTAAAGCCGGATCAAAATCCTATCCAATTTGACTATACACTTATTCGTCCATTGGGTAGTCCAATTAAAACATTTGGAGGAACAGCATCTGGTCCAGCTCCTTTAATGAAATTACACGAGGCAATTAGAAAGCTATTCTTAGGTCGTGCAGGTGAGAAGTTAACACGAAAAGACATAGCTGATATAGGAAACTTAATTGGTGTCTGTGTAGTCTCAGGAAACGTAAGACGATCAGCAGAGCTTTTGATTGGTAGAATTGACGATCAAGATTTTCTAAACTTAAAGAACGCTGAAGTATTTCCAGAAAGAAATTCATATGACTCAGAAAACCCAGGCTGGGGTTGGATGTCCAATAACTCAGTAGAGGTTTCTGTTGGTCAAGACCTTTCTCCTATCGTTGATGGCATCGCTAGAAATGGTGAGCCAGGGGTTATTTGGATGGACATGGCTCGCAAGTATGGGCGTCTTGCTGACGCAGTTAATAACAAAGATCATAGGGTAGCAGGTTTCAACCCATGTGCTGAGCAGTCCCTTGAGTCCTACGAGTGCTGCACATTAGTGGAGACATACTTAGGCCGACATGACTCCCTGGAAGATTATAAGAGAACTTTAAAGTTTGCCTATCTCTATGCTAAGACCGTAACACTCCTTCCAACCCATTGGGAAGAGACTAATGCAATCATGCAACGTAACCGACGCATAGGTACTTCAATGTCTGGAGTAGCAGACTTTGCAGACATAAACGGGATGCCTGTACTTCGTGACTGGATGGACCAAGGATACAAGACAATTCAGAGATATGATAATATTTATTCTGAGTGGCTTGGTGTGCGCGAATCAATTAAGATGACAACAGTGAAGCCATCAGGTACTGTATCGATCCTTGCTGGACAGTCTCCAGGAGTCCACTGGACCCCAGGTGGAAAGTTCTTTAATCGTGCAATTAGATTCTCAAACGAAGACCCAATGTTGCCATTATTTAAAATGGCTAACTATAGAGTTGAACCAGCGTCAGAATCTCCTGATACAACGTCAGTTGTATTTTTTCCGATTGAATCTGGGGCAAAGAGAGCAGAGCGTGATGTAACAATCTTTGAAAAGATGTCACTCGCTGCCGTTGCCCAAAGATACTGGTCAGATAACTCAGTCTCTGTCACTGTTTCTTTTAATCCAGAAACGGAATCTCAACACGTTGGAACTGTTTTGCACATGTACGATGGTCAGTTAAAGACAGTATCATTTCTACCTTCAGGGAACATGACCTATCCGCAAATGCCGTACACGCAAATAACAGAAGAAGAATACAAGCAGGGGTCAATGGACTTGTTCCCAATTGATTTCTCTGGAGTCTATGCTGGACTTGCAGCAGATGCAATTGGAGAAAACTATTGCACTACAGACTCATGCGAAATAAAGTTCATTAAGGAAAACGTTAAAGGTTAATTAATCCATCAACTTAAGAATGGGGTATTATGTCTGAAAAAGATGATTTAAATAATAAATTTTCAGAAATAACAGAAGAAATCGCCATAGATAATGTAGATAAAATAATACAAGAAGAGAAGATTAATCAAATACAAAAGTATTTAAATATAATTGAATCTTTAAACTACTCTAATATTGATATTAATATGGTGTTGAATGATTTACTTAATGACCCTTTGTTTTCTTTAGATAAATCTGTGTATGATATGATTGAAGATCTTTATTTTAGTTCAGAAAAACTTAGAGAAGCTATAGCTATCTTTTATGTGGATTCTATGGTAGAGTATTATGACGATAGCGAAGATGGAGAAGAAGATGAAGATAGAAGAATCTGATGAAAACTTTTCAGAGATCTCACCGGTAGTTACTTCTGGAATAGATAAAGAAAGCGATCATTTAATCCCTGTATTGAATAATGGGTACGTAAAATTAGTTGATCATATGGGGACTGACGTTTCTGTAGTTAATGCAGCTAGAGCCTCTTTTGCTAAAGAGAATACAACCAAAGAACTGACAGTCGCAGATGCTAGATTGATTAATTTTTTAGCTAGAGAAAATCACATGTCACCGTTTAGGCACGCTTTTATCACGTTCGAATTTAAGGCTCCGCTTATGGTTGCTAGACAACACTGGAAATACGTAGTCGGGTCTGACCATACAATGGATTCCTGGAATGAGTCGTCTAGAAGATACATAACTATGGACCCTGATTTCTATGTCCCAGGAGTAGAAGATTGGCGCATGGCCCCAGAGGACAAGAAGCAGGGCTCTGGAGGCTCTGTAGGCCCCTGGATCGGCTCTGTATTGACCAACGAGCTCAACCGATATATAGAGCAGGGTGAAGCACTTTATAATATGGCTATGGAAAATGGGGTGGCCCCTGAGCAGGCCCGATTGTTCTTGCCGGCCTATGCTATGAACGTAGTTTACAGATGGTCAGCCAGCTTACAGTCAGTAGCTTTGTTCTTGAATCAAAGACTGGCAGAAGAATCGCAAAAAGAAATACAGCAGTACGCTGATGCAGTCTATAAATTAGTGCAACCGCTGTATCCTGTTTCCATATCGTGCTTAGTGGGTAGAAACTAATGTTTATCGATATTTTATTGCTGGTAACATTCTCAGTCTGTATTAACTGGTTAGTTTCGCTAAACAACGTCTTGCAACTAGAGAAGAATAAAAGAACAAGATACCAAATGATCTCATTATCTTTGGCTATAGGCGCAATTTCTGGTTTGGCACTTGCTATAATATAGCTATGTTAGTAGCAGCAAAAAAGATAGAGATACAATAAATGGCAGCGTCAAAATTAAACTATATAGTTTTGTATGAAGGCGTTAGCCAGGTGTATGGATGTTCTTCTAAGAAGATAGCAATGGAAACACCTGCACCACAGGGCATAGACCCAAAGAGTAAAAAAGTATTATTCGTTACATTTGAACCAGACACAAATGACCTTTGTGTTTATCAGATAGAAGAAGAAGATGACAAAGAAACAAGTATCTAAGAAAAAAATTAATATCAAACTCAAACCTTACGAAGCGTTTGTTATAATGCAAACTAGTGAGCTTTTGTCTATAGCTGAGGTGTTAGAATCTGCTTTGAGAAAAGAAGAAGACAAGCAATTGAAAGCCAAAATTAACGATCTTGCATTACGTGTAAGATCAGCTATAAACGAAAACCAATTTGTACCGCAAGAAGAAGTGGGCTATGATGAATGGGAGTAAGAAGATGCTTGGTCTTGCAGTAGCCGGAGTAACTTTTGTGATGTTGCAATTATATTACAACAAGAACCAGAAACCTAATCGTGGTAGCTTCATCGAGCCTACAGAAAAACAGTTGAGAAATAGACTAGAAGAATTTTTTACTGACGATTCATTAGTAAAAGCTCAAGATAAATATGACACTATGATTAAAATGGGCTTGAATGGGAAAGATGCCTACAGAATATTAGGCTGTTCAGTATGATAGACTTGTGCGTAGTAAACCATAACACTGCTGGTCTAATGAAGCGATTTTTGGATACCCTTCATTCTGACCTAGGCGATAAAAATAGGAACTGGAAGCTACATATAACAGACAATGATTCTACTGACGAATTTATAGAGTTCATTAGACAAACTGGTCATAACTATCATATAGAAAATTTGTTTTTGAGAAAGAACATAGGGTACGCTGCTGCTTGTAACTATATGGGCAGCAAAACTAATTCAGATATAATAGGCTTGCTGAATTCTGATGTATGGATGACTAACGATGATGTAGATAAGATACAAGCAATCTTCGATAGCAACCCCGACATACACATATTGGGCCCTAAGCAAAGAGACGAACACGGTCGAGTAACGCATGCCGGCATGACGGGCACTGGCGCACAACCAATCATGAGAGGTTGGATGTTGAGTGATCCCGAAGATACAATGTTTAGAGACAGAGTAAACTGTATCACAATATCTGGATCAGCTTACTTTATAAGAAGAGAAGTATGGGACGCTATGTTAAACCATCCTAAGTATAAAGAGATCCATCCTGAGGCTCTAGGCGCGTTCCTGCCTACTCCACATTACTACGAAGAAACATGGTGTTCTTATTTTGCCCGCCACTTAGGCTATAACGTAGTCTATGACGGTAGCGTATCAATTGGACATAGCTGGCACGCTTCGTCGGCAAAGCCCGGAGAAGGGATCAGCCACGTAGATCATTACTTCCCTATATCAAGAGAAATTTTTAGAAAAGCTTGCGATCATATGGGGATCGAACGAGACTAGCTAACTCATGAATGACCATATATTTAATGACCATATATTTATAGCGATTCCAGCTTTTAACGAAAAGTTTACGCACATAACTGTAGAAGATGCTTTTGCAAAGGCGGATAACCCACACAATGTATATATTGGAATCTTTAACCAGAAAACAAACAACCTTGAATTTGAAGATTTTTCTGGTTACAAAAATGTGAGATGCGTTAATGTAACATATAAAAATCCACTAGGTCTTGGGCTGGCTAGGGTAGCTGCAGCAAGTCTTTTAGAAGATGAAGAATATTTTTTGCAGCTAGATGCACACACAATTTTTGCAAAAGGCTGGGACACACGATTGCTAGGCGACCTAAAGGAGTTATTGCAGTATTGCGATAAACCTTTGATATCGCAATCGTTAGCTTGGCATCGTGAAAAAGATTATTTCGATAATGATCAAGCTTACATAAAAAACTTTTATGGAATTAAAGCTTACCCTCTTTATAGGGAAGGAGATGTTAAGACTCATCCAGACCATTCTAGAGAGTCGGAAGAAAAGATTCTTGGAAAATTTCTTGAGCACTACCTTTGTTATGGTGGTTTCTTATTCGGCGAATCAAAATTTTTATATGATATTTCTTATAATCCATTTATATTAATGGATCCAGAGCAAGAAATAACAGCTCTTAGAGCATCCACTAGAGGTTATAGGTTTTTTAGTTCAGACATAACACCTATATCCACATTGGGTAAAGGCGAACATGGCGGTTTCACAGAAGAAAAATATAAAGATGATATTAAATATGAATTTTTAAGGTATGATTTTGATCAGACCAGAAAAGGCTGGCATGGCAAAAGATTTTATCAAGGTCTAAATTTTGGTTTTTGGGGAGCTGAAACAAAAGAACTATATGATGAATATTTTAAAAAAATACTATAATATTTTTACACAACAATAGAAAGAAGATAAAATGTCAGATCAATTTAATGTTTATTTATACAACGCAGAAGTAATTAAAGTAGTAGATGGAGATACGTTCAAGATAAATATTGATCTTGGATTCGAAGTACACCTTGGGCCAAAGAGCGTAAGACTTTATGGCGTTAACACCCCCGAAAGTCGTACTACAAACCTTGAAGAAAAGAAGATGGGACTCGCTGCAAAAGAATTTACTGATCAATGGATTAAAAAAGCTGGTAGTAAGGTGAAGATAGAAACAATTCTAGATAAGAATGAAAAGTATGGTAGAATACTTGCTAGAGTATGGAACGAAGCTGGCGAATGTCTTAACACAGAAATTGTTAAGGCTGGACTAGCTAGAGAATACTTTGGCGTAGGCGACAAAACTTTTAATGAATTTAAGAAGGCATAATGCAAACATTTTTACCATACGCAGATCTACAAGAATCAGTTCGGGTATTAGATTATCGTAGACTTGGCAAGCAGCGCGTAGAAACTTTTCAAGTTTTAAACATATTACTTGATCGTACACCAACAAAAGGTTGGAGAAATCACCCAGTAACACGTATGTGGTCAGGCTACGAATCTGCTCTACAGGTTTACCAGAATTATACTATCCAAGAATGGATCAATAGAGGGTATAAAAACAACATGCAGTTTGAGGAAATATTAATTCCGTCTCCACAAATGCCGAGCTGGTTTGGCGATGAAGAATTCCACAGATCACATAGGTCTAACTTATTAAGAAAAGACTATGAATATTATAGCCAATTTTTTGATGAGCCCACAGACCTAGAATATAGTTGGCCAGTATGAGTGTTACAGTTTATTTAGCTGGTGCAATGGATTACGTAGGCGACTATGCTCTTGGCTGGAGAAAAGAAGCTACCGAGCTTCTTAAGCAGAGAGACTATAAGGTTCTTGACCCTACTTCTATATCAGAAGACGATACTATGTCAGCTGAAGAAATAGTGCAAAAAAATCTGTTTATGCAGAAACGATCAGACATTTTGCTGGTAGAATACATGCTAGAAGATAGAGCCTACATAGGCACTGACTTCGAAATGGCATACGCAAAACTAAACGATCAACCCGTAATAGTCATATGCTCAAAGCAAAATAGTGATCGACCCTATATGAAATATATGTCGACAAAACTTGCTGACAGCGTTGCCGATGCTGTAGAATACATATCAACACATTATCCAACAAACCAATAAAGGAAAAAAAATGTCAGAGAATAAGTTCAAATACTTTACAGTAGAAACTGTAACTGTAGTAAAAGCTAATAGCAAAACAGATGCAGAAAAGCTTGCAATGGGCCGTCGTGGTGTAGCAGGAGAAGTAATTCTCAAGACCACAGACGTTGAAAGAATCAGTGCAATCCAAGCTCGTAAGCACATCGTTATTTAATTATCATTATTAGCAATCACCAAGCGTGGGGTTCGTCCCCACGCTTGGTTTATCTTTAAGGAAAAAGATGATTTACGGATTAGTCGTAGCCAGAAACGAAGAAGATAGGTATTTAGAAAAATTCCTACAAAGATTATCTACACAGGTAGATAAGATAATATTTACAGATGATTGCTCAACTGACAATACTGTAGAAATAGCCAAGAAGTATGCAGAGGTATACTCTACTTCTGAGAATATGTTCATAAAGCACGAGGGCGCTCTTAGAGCAGAAGCTTGGGCTAATCTTGGTAAGCACGCAAAGCCAGGTGACTGGGTTGTGGCAATAGATGCAGACGAGATGCTGTATACAATGGATAATGAGTCCATAAAAGACACACTAGATAAGTCTCCATTCGATGTAGTCAATGTTAGAAGATGCGAAATGTGGGATGAAAATTGTTACAGAGTAGACAAGATGTGGGCCCCACATAACACTACTAGAATTTTTAGGTATGCAACTAATGGAGTCTATAAAGATAAAAGATTAGCTTGCGGATCTGAACCAACCTACGTAGATGAATGGGTAAGACGTGGTAATTTTTGGTACGAGAACCCATTCGTAATGCAGCACTTAGGTTATGCAAGACTAGAAGATAGAGTATCAAAGCACGAGCGTTACATGACCCTTGATAAGGGTGAGTTTCATAACATAATACACTTACAATCAATATTGGATAATAACCCAACTTTAATTAATTGGGGTATTTTTGGAAACAAAGAGGTAAACCTAAAATGACAATCATAAATAGCAAAGAAACAATAAAAGAATTGACTTATAAAATGTCAAGAAAAGAGCGCTTTGCTTTTGTTAACTTTTCTAGATCAGCACTGCTTGCTGCAACCGGAAAGATACCATCAGAAAAAAGACCTCCTAAGCCTTTTGTAAAGTCGATAGTCAATGCTTTAGAAGTAAAGAACAGCAACTATATGAAAGCTATCCCTACTCATATGATTGGCCAAGGGTCTGGTTTTTCCGTGAGCGAGATCAAGAGTCTTGATAACGAAAAGATATATGATGCAGGGATGTTAGAATATTATTATGTTTCTAAAAAAGATATTTTTGATTCATTTGTTGAGCATTACATTAAATATAGTTCAACACTAGTAGTTTCTTTTCATGAGAAAAAGACTATACAAAAAGTCATAGGATCACCTAAGCATTACTTGCAGGTTCCATACAATGACTTTTATGATAAGCTAGACTCAATTTATGAATCTATAATAGCTCATGAAAATATAGACTACTGCATTCTCGACTGCCCAGTTCTAGCGTCCGCGTTAGCTCCTAAAATTTGGGAAAATTCAAACATGTCTATATTAGACTTTGGAAAAGTATTTACCATAGCTAGCAAGTAGTCCTTATGCGAAGAGGTTCAAGTCCGCATAAAGACAACGATGATACCGAATACATGGTAGACTTGCTTATGGAAACGTCTATGTCCTTGACTGAAATAGCCAAGGAATTAGGTTGGACAATCAACGCTTTAAATAAGAAGATCAATCAGTTAGGGCTTAACTGGGTAAAAACTAGACACAAAAAAATGTCTAGAGGTCAGGCAGCCTTGACTGATATAATGCAAAAGCTATTGCCTAATGAATCCATAGTGAGCGAACACCATATTGGCGATAGGTTGAAGCTTGATATATACTGCCCTAAGTATAAGATAGCTGCAGAGTATCATGGCCGTCAGCACTTTTATTATACTGGAAGATTCTTTAATTCAAAAGAAGATTTTGAAGAAGCTGTTCAGAGAGACGAAAAAAAAGCAAGACTTTGTCAAGAACAGGGTATAGCTCTTTTAGTTTTTAGGTATAATGACAAGCTCACAGAAGAAGCGGTATTCTCTAGAATACTTGAAGCGATAAAAAACTATGTTCCGTCAGAAGAAAAGGTTAATAAATATAGCAAGAATAAGATATCTGAAAGTAGCTTCTATCAAGACGCAAAAAAAAGATATAATACTATCCAAAGAAAAAGATATAAAGAGCTAAAGGAAAAAAATGGCAACAGAAGAAAACAATAACAATTATCCGATTGAATATCAGATATTTGCGCTATGCCTAAGACACCCTGGTTCAATAAACTTTTTTCATGAGAACTTAAAGGCAGAGATAGTAGGAATAAACCATGGAGAAAATGGTGTCTTCGAATTCTATAACGCAATCCTGGCTTTCCATAAAGCAACTCAGCTAGATATAGTAGATCCAATAGCTTTTAGATCTTGGCTACAAACAGAGACTGAAATATATGAAGCTTTAGGTGGGCATGTAGGCACCCAGGCTATGTTTGACATATTAATGAACATAGACTTGTCGAGTGCAGAGTCAATACTAAAAGTCATAGAGCACAAGGCTAATAAAAGAAAACAGATAGACTATCTACAAGAGCTACAGATTTTAATCACACAAAAATCAAGCAAATCAGATGAAGACATAGAAAGAATATCTGTTTTAACTAACAAGATTAGAGAATTAGAAAATGAGATTAACTATAATCCATTAGAGAATGTTACTACAGCAAGTGATATAGCTGGTAGAGCAGAAGAGCTGTTGGTAATACCAAATTTTTTACCAACTCAATTCAAGTCACTTAATAGAGCGATGGGCTATACAGATGAGGGAGGCTTCTTTAAGGGGGCCGTGCACGCTATCATAGCCCCTTCTGGCAAGGGCAAAAGCACGTTTGCTAAGTGCCTAGTAAACCATTGGGTTGAGGTTGGTTATTCAGCGTTGTTCATTAACTTCGAAGAAGCGATATCCCACTGGGAGAGAGTTCTGATGACCCAAATTATAGGACAAAATGTTTATTCCGAAGCAGGTAAGTGGTCTCAGCAAGAAAAAGATAAGCACCTAAAAACATTTAAAGACAAGATGGAGCAGTGGGGGGACCGATTCATGGTGAGACATGATCCGGAAACTCCATACTTTGAGGACCTAGAGAGATGGCTTAGAGACATTATGGGGCACAATGCTAAGCTGCCAGACGTAATTGTAATTGATACCATACAATCGATGTTCACCCGAGGCGGAAAAGGTAAGCCAAGATGGGGCGAATTTGAAGAGATGATGGTTCGCCTAGAGAAGTTGGCTAGAGACATGAACTGTGCTTTTATAATAACGGCACAAGAAAACTCGAATAGAATGAAAGAAAAGAGAGAAGTAGTCCAGCAATCTGACACTGGTGGGTCTCTTGCTATCCAACAAAAGTGTGCGGTGACTATCTTTATAACAGATAAAAAGCTAGCTTCGGGCGACGAGTCAGAAGAGGATTATGTAATGCAATTACAGATACCAAAAAACAGAATAACTGGGTCTACATTCGTATACGACCCACCTCTAGTAAGATATAATGATACTACCAAGTCTTATGAGGACTACGAAGTTGTAACCAACGATACATATTCTACTTCATCTTTGTTAGATGATTTATTAAGTGGAGACTTTTCTTAATGATAAAAATAACGCCTAAGGCGATTAAAGATTTTCAAACATGCGGCCTGCTTTTTGACTACAGATATAATCAAAAGCTTCCAGAAACTATACTTAGTAGGAATGTTGTAACTGAAAGATTTGAGAATACATTAAAGAATGTAATAAATTTCTTTTTGTATAAAAGACAAAGCGGTCAAACTCCTTCATACGCTGCCGTATTAAACAGATGGGAAAAGCTTTGGTTCCCTAAGGATACTTCGGCACAAGATATAATAAATGACAAGCACGAGAGTGCTTACGGTAATATGGCAAGCCTTACATCCAAGGCTGCTGGCGTTTTGCTTTCATTTTATAACTATTTTTCGGACCCAGAGCTGGTACCGATAGGCATATCGGAGGACTACAATCTTCCAATAGGGCAAGTGTTAATAACCGATAGCTTTGATATTATTTATATAAAAAATGGCTACACCAATG